AACTAATAGAAGGTGCGAAAATATTTGCTGAGGTTGGTGGAACTCCAGGCAGTAACAATATGCCTACTGACCTTGTATTTAATACAAACAGTGGGACATCAACATCAACAGAAAAACTTCGTATAACTGCTACTGGTCAATTACTGGTTAATACAACAACTTCTAGATCTTTTAGCGACAATTCAGGAAATGGTCCAATACCAGCAATTCAAATAGAGGCAACAAATAGTAGTGCTATAATGAGCATCGTTGCTGCTTCTACAGCAGACTCTCATCGTGCCGGAACTATAAATCTTGGTCGTCATAGAAACACCAATGTTGGTGGAACTCCAACTGTTGTTAACAACGGTGATACACTAGGGGCAGTTTGTTTCTCTGGTGGTGATGGTAGTGACATGCTATCTGTGGCTGCACATATTCGTGGACTGGTGGATGGAACACCTGGTAGTAATGATATGCCAGGTGCTCTATCATTTTCAACAACACCTGACGGATCGTCAAGTCCATATAATCAAGAAAGAATGCGTATAAAATCCAATGGACAAGTTCTTGTTGGAAATTATGCTACACACAGTTCTATTCATGGTAACCTTGAAGTTAATGGTAATGACGGAATTAATATATCAAATGCAACTAGAACAGGAACTAATGGAGCACAGTGGAGATTAATTCCAAATAGTGGCGGTAGTAATACTCATGCTGCAACCAATTTAAGACTTTATGAGGGTGCTGGGGGAGTTGAAGTTCTTAATATACAAAAAACTGGCCAGGTTATGATTGGCCACAATGAGTTGATTTCTCATCCTAATATGGATGATTTACAGATTGGAGACGCCAATGGAAACAGAGGTCTTACTATTTGTAGTGGAACCGGTGCTTTCGGATCGGTATGTTTCGGAGATAGTGTAGATGGATCTGGTACTGATAGATATGAAGGATATGTTGAGTATTATCATAGCGATAATAGTTTGAGATTGGGCACATCTCATACTGAAAAACTTCGTATAAATTCTGGTGGTATTGTAACAATACCAAATCAACCAGCATTCAATGCCGCTGGACAACCTTCTCATAGATATATGAATGTTTGGCAAAACACTCCCTTGATCAGTTGGAATTATGTAGATGTGAATACCGGATCACACTTTAGTAATAGTACCGGAAGATTTACTGCACCAGTAGCAGGTAAGTATTTTTTCATATACACTACAATGTTCCAAAACCCAAGCACTAGTGATTTTGCTATTAAATTGAACAAAAATGGCACCATGGTGGTGATAAGTAATAACCATTCTGGTGGTGGTTCAACAAATGGGCATACCTGGAATGATGCCACTGTTCAATCTGTAATTACTCTTGCAGTAGGTGATTATGTTACTGCTGAAGCTTCAGGCAGCAATTCATCAACTTGTTTCATATATGGTTCTGGTAATAGTAGATATGGAGCTTTCTCTGGTTTCCTAATAGGATAAATATTAAAAAAATACACTTTCAATCAACATGAAATATACAGTCGAATTAGACGCTAGTGAAAAGATAGCAATGGAGTATATTGCTCTTGATGTTGATGAATGGATTACTAATGCAGCAACAAATCGTGCTCGTATTGCTATTGAAGAAATTATTCAATTAAATACTACTCATTGTAATGCCAATTCAATTGCGATTGCTGTTGGTAGAGATGCACAGGTAGCACAAGCACTAGAACTTGGTGTTATTGATAAGGCATCAGATAGAACAGAAGAAGAAAAAGAAGAATAATGTTATGAATTTAACACGATTGATAGTGGTATAAAGATAGTTATCATTAAATAGTGATGTAGACAATAACTTTCTACCATGGATTCTGAAGAATACTCAAACTGGGTAAAGATCAAAGAAACATTCGAAGAATTGGGAAATACTGATAATTACTTTTATATTCGTGCTTGTGCTATAGTGGATGGGAAACCAGACCCACTAGTTAATTTATCTGATGTCAAATAAGATAGATGAAACTTCACCAGCACAATACATCACTCGTGAAGAGTGCCAGGAGATGATTGATGCTGCAATACGAAAGCATAATCGTAATGCTGGAATTATCAGTATGTGTGTTGGTTGGGTTGTTCTCGCACTTTTTGCTGAGGGTTTACTTCGACTTATTGGAGTCATAGATCCAATTTTTCCATGGCTTAAACTCACAATAAATTAATTTACCATGATAACACATATGACTTTTGGACACATTCTACTTTGGGGTTCGATTCCCTTTGTATTTTCTACTATATTTTTTGCGATTTATAGAGGAGAAAATTTTTACTACGAAAGTGATAATTATGATGGAAATGGGACAGCACATTAAATCCGAATTAAAAAATTCTTATGACTTTGCCATGTCGTCTTTTGCTAGAATGTATGGAGTCAGATATGTTCAATCAAATGATGATGTGCATAGATTTTGTATACTATGGGCAGAATCGAATTTAGATCCACCATTGGATAGCCTTACCAAAGTAGATTTTTATTTTAGAGACTTATGGATAACCAGCACATTAAAATAAATTCATCTAGAAGAGTATGTAGAAGTGTTGTATGTGGTGGAGATATTTTTATTCCTGATAGTGAATATCAAGGAGAGGATTGTAAATTAACATGTGATATTAAAGGTAACGAATCTAATGCTACTACATTTTGCTAGGTTTTGTGGTGTTGTATTAAACAATCCTTGGGGAGTTGGAGTACTGTCATGGTGTCTTGTCTTTGTTCCTATTCTTGGTATGTGGGCAGTACATAAACACGGATGGGAACACTGGGAACCATTTGACAGGGGACACAAGAAGTAGTATAATTATTCTGTTGAGACGTAACTCAACTGCGGTGCTTCCCTTTGGTAGATTCAGAAGTAGCGGCGATAGGAATCTACCAGTTAACTGCCAGTATACTCACTGGCACCTTGACTACATATAGATAAAACCTTATAATGTAAGGGTAAACCAAACACAACAATGGCTCTCACTGAAAAATTCAAGAAAGATATCAGCACTCTCCGTGCTGCTTCTACTGGTGAAATTTTCCTTGATGTAAAGAATCCGAAACTTTTCAAAAAGGTGCGCCGATACTACGAACGTGAAGGAGCGGTGTTTTCAGGAGAACCACTTGATGATTATGAAATGCTGATGGAACTTATCTACAGCGATATTGAAACTGTTGAGGTTGCCCAATGAACGATCTAGATCTTAAGTCTGTCGCAACGACTAAGACTATTGTGATCCACGAGCGGTTTCCATATCGCTATGTGCAGAGGGGTTACATTCAATTGAATGGTAAACCTGATTTTCGTTTGCAAAAAGCACACGAGTATACTAAGAAGTATTCTGACATCTATCTGTTTGATAATGGTGATCAGATGCTTCTTGCTATTGAAGACTTTGAGTATGCCAAATGGTTAGATTCAGATGGTGTCCCCTGTTATGTAAAAGATGACATACGAGCATATTGAAAATGTAATTATTGTAAACAATTTTCTTCCAAAAATTACTTTTGAAAAATTTCAAAAATACTTTTTTGAATCTTTTACTAGAGAAAATTGTAATCTTCAATGGTATTCTTTAGATGAAACACATAGTCGTAGAGATATGTGTATGCATCTATTGAATTTTGCTTCAAACTATTTTGATCTATCTAAATGTGTTGGGTATGAATTTTGGTGTCAACATAATACTAAACCAGAATCAGGAGGTCCAAGTGGTGGATGGCACTATGACAAAGATGAGTTACATTTTGAGCAAACAGGAAAACTAAAATTTCCTCTTTGTTCAATAGTATATTATGTAAATGTTCAATATCTAACTGGTGGATGTCTTTATGTTGAAGACATAAAAATATCTCCTCAAAATAATCGACTTGTGTTAATTCCTCCTGGAAAAGAACATTGTGTTGAAGAGTTTGGGGGGAAAAGAACATCTATGTTAGTTAATCCATGGGATAAAGTCTTGGAATGACTTAAAACTTATACTGGTGGAGTCAATCCCATTATGCTCGTGATGGAGACACGTAAACAATCCTGGTCGGGATGGGTTTCACGACCCCTCGGGTTTCCAGTTTTTCCATAAGAACTGGTGGTGTGGATGGGGTTTATACTCCCGCCAGGTTTCTTGTTTCCTGTTAAAGAACAAGTGGCGTGCATGAAAGACCGTATGAGAGAGCAGGGTTGCATAAACCTTGCTTTTTTTGTATAATAACTAAAAATATTATTGTAGATGAAAGTTGCTCTAATTACTGGTATTACTGGGCAAGATGGATCATACCTTGCAGAACTTCTCCTTGAGAAAGGATATGAAGTTCATGGTATTGTTCGTCGTTCTTCCCTGATTAATACCCATAGAATTGATCATATCTATTCTAAGATTAAACTACATTATGGTGATTTAACCGATGCTACTAATATCATTGGTGTAATCAAGAAAGTTCATCCAGATGAAATCTATAATCTTGGTGCTCAAAGTCATGTAAAGGTTTCATTTGAAACTCCGGAGTATACTGGTAATACTGATGGTCTAGGAACTCTCCGTGTTCTTGAAGCAGTTCGTCTTCTAGGTATGGAAGATAAAGTTCGTATCTATCAGGCATCCACTTCAGAAATGTTTGGTGAGGTTCAAGAAGTTCCTCAAACAGAAACAACGCCATTCTGTCCACGATCACCTTATGGTTGTGCGAAGGTATATGGGTATTGGATTACCAAAAACTATCGTGATGCATATAACATGTATTCCTGCACTGGTATTCTTTTTAATCATGAATCTCCACGTAGAGGTGAAACTTTTGTAACCCGTAAAATTACTCGCGGTTTAAAAGCAATCTCTGAAGGAAAGCAAACTGTTTTATACCTCGGCAATTTAGATGCAAAGCGTGATTGGGGTCATGCCAAAGATTATGTAAGAGCAATGTGGTTGATGCTGCAGCAAGATGCACCTGAAGACTATGTAATTGCTACTGGTGAACAGTATTCTGTTCGTGAGTTTATTGAAAGGTGTGCTCCTTTCTATGGATTTGAACTTGAGTGGTATGGTAGTGGTGATTGTGAGATTGCAATGGATAAGAATACGAAGAAAACCATCATCGCAGTTCACTCTAAATATTATCGCCCAACAGAAGTAGAAACACTTCTTGGTGATCCATCTAAAGCAAAAGAACAACTTGGGTGGGAACCAGAAATATCATTTAGAGAATTAGTAAAGGACATGTGTGAAAATGAAACTTGATTCAAGAATTGTTGTAGCAGGTTCTAAGGGGATGGTTGGTAGTGCCATCGTAAGAAATCTTAGGAGTAAAGGATATACAAGTATTACCGAAGCAACCAGAAATATGGTTGACTTCACTTGTCAGAAAGAAACTGAGTTTTTCTTTGATCATGTGAGACCTGAATATGTTTTTGTTGCTGCCGCCAAGGTTGGTGGAATTATCGGTAACAGAGACCACAAGGCAGAAATGATTTATGAAAATTTGATGATTCAGACGAACATCATTCATTATGCCCATAAGTTTGGAGTAAAGAAACTTTTGTTTCTGGGATCATCTTGTATCTACCCAAAGGTGTGTTCTTTACCAATTACGGAAGAACAACTCTTAACTGGTCCATTGGAACCAACCAATGATGCTTATGCTATTGCGAAGATCTCTGGTATTAAGATGTGTCAATCATATCGAGATCAGTATGGATTTAATGCAGTCAGTGTGATGCCTTGTAACCTATATGGACCAGGTGATAACTATCATCCAGTCAACTCTCATGTTTTTCCTGGATTTATTCGTAGATTTCATGAGGCAGCAGCAGAGAATAAAGTTTCTGTAACTTGCTGGGGAGATGGAACTCCAATGCGTGAGTTTTTACACGTTGATGATCTTGCTGAAGCATGTCACCTCGTTATGGAAAACTATGATGGAAGAGAACATTTGAATATTGGTCCCGGTGAAGATGTAACCATCAAAGAACTTGCTGAAACTATTGCAGATGTTGTTGGTTTCGTTGGTGATATTGATTGGGATACTTCTAAGCCAAATGGAACGATGCGAAAGGTTATGGATGTGGGAAAAATCAAAGAACTTGGATGGGAACCAAAGATTGGATTGCGCCAGGGTATTGAACACGCATATGAATCTTTTACTCAAGAAGTTGCATAATTAACCTTTTTTTCGTATAATACATACTATACATAACGTTTTTATTCATG